AACCACCTTGTATTGTTCCTGCTGTAACTAAAGCTTGAAAAGTTCCGCTCCAATTTTGTAAGTTAGCAGGAAAACAGCCAAAGTATAAAAGTCTTTCTGCTATATATGAACTGAAGTTAGTATAAGCTCCATTAGTCCAATTCTTATTAATATTCTCTGTTCCTATTTGAATTCCTGCACTATTTTGGTATACTAGTTTTATGTGGGTTAAATTATCGTTTGGAGCTAAAAATGCAACTGTTCCGTAATCTTCTAAATTAGCATACTGAGTTGCAGGTGCATTAGTTAAGAACTTGTCAGTAGGACTTGATAAGTTAAAGTTTCCTAAATTAAAACCAAAGTCATTGTTAAATATTGAAAGCTCGTCAGTATATTTTAAGTACCCATTGAATAATTGATAATCAACTGAAACTGCAAATAAAGCTTCAGGTGTAACTACATCACCACTTGCGTCTGTGTATTGTGTTTTAAACTGAATAGTCAGCCATCTAGCAGCTTTTTTATTTCTTGAATACTTATCTATTAAATGAATAGGGTGTGGGGTGCTGTCAGTTGTTACTGTTGTTTTATACTTACTTTGATTGTAAGCCATATTATCAGCACTAACATAATTTTCAACTACTTGCTTAAAATCAAATATTCCTACTCCTGCATTGTTTGGTGTAGTTTTAAATGTAGCTGTAGGAGTTGAAGTTGTAGTTACTGATGTAGGTATTGTATCACTTATATAAACATCAGCTATAAATCTAACGTTAGTGAAACCTGCTACTATTGTATTGTTTGATACTACAAAAATTACCTCTTGACCTACAGGAAGTTGAGTGTATAAAGGTTTTTGTTCTATTAGTGTTGCCATTTATTTTACTGTTGTTAATCCGTTAATAATATCATCTTTTACTGCTCCTAACATTTCCTTTCCAAACTGCTTTAATCCTAACATCAAAGGCTTCTGAAAGAAACTTATGCCTTGTATTCCTTTGCTATAAATACTTCTTGCTATTATATAACCCATACTTTTATGGCTCATAAATCTACCTTTTTTATCACGCCATTGAAACCCTTTCTTTTTTACCCACTTCGCCATAATGCCTGACATTCCTCCTTTTGCTTTACCTACTCTTGAAGAACCTGTACCAAACTTATAAGGACTTGAAATTACTTTACCTTTATAATCTTTAAAGCTTCTTGTCTTATTAGTTCCTGAAACTCCCTTATCCACAAAAGTACCGTAATTAGTCATAAAGAACTGTACAGCAAAACCCTCAGCGTTATTAGTTACTTTAAAGTCTATTGACTTTTCTAATGCAGTACCACCTCCTTTGGATTTTTGTAAGTTTCCTTTTGCTCTGTTTACTACTTGTTTTCCAAAGCTATTAAGGTATCTTTCAAGAGCTTCTGTATTCATTACACTAGTGCTGCAAAGACTTCTACTTGAACATCAGTTGTTGCTGAAGGTCTTACCTCTACAGTAACCAAATCTTCTAATGTAGGAAATGCAGGAGTTGCATCTTCTTCACCAATTAATGCTTCCTCAGCTTGGAATAAGATATGTGAACCACCTGCTCTTACTGTTACTTGATAATTAGTAGCTGCTGTTACATAAGCCACTTTCATATCTTGGTCATCACTTAAATTAGTTATTCTTAAGTACTTGCAGTTCTCTACATCTAAAGCACCATCTGCTCCATAAGGAGTTGAATTAAATACTGCTACTGTTGTAGTCTGTGAGTGAGTACAAGTTAATATTCTTTCAAATACATCAACTATGTTTGAAGTTGTTAAAGTATTAGTAGAACCTCTGACTGAGCCGTTCAATACGACATTCTCTGTAATTGTTGTTGTTAAATCTGCCATTTTATAATTTTATTGTTATTTTAAATTTCTTCCATCCTATTTGAACTATTAATCTTCCTATCTTGAACTTTAGCATTAGTAACCCGCACCCCTAGTATTTACAGGAATATTACAAGTCTGAAAATCATTCTGAACTAATACGCCTATATTAAACACATAACCGCAACATAAGTTGTCAAACCTTTCTTGAAAAGGCTCTATTGTGAATTGGTCTTGCGTAAAGTAGATAGGTTCGTTTATATCATTAACTCCTTCTATTGATTGTCTTGAACTATGTCTAAGCATACCTATAATGTCTGTACAAATAGCTAGAGTTTGATTGAATACTTCCTGTTCGTTATTCTCTGTGTTTACTAACTTAGTTAAGGCTTCGTGCTGTTTAGTTTGCCAATCTGACTTTTCAGATACCATATCCATTACAAACACTTGAAAGTTATATGTCAATTGACTATCACCTGTTGTTACTGAGGTTGGATTAATATGCATTAGCGGAAACTTCTCCATCTTCTCAAGATTGATGTCGTAAATATCTCCAACTGAAGTAGTGCTTATCTGTTCGTGATACTCACCAAGTCTTAGCAAAGTGTTTACTACATTATTATAAGTCTTATTGTTAACCATTTCTTTTTACTTTATTTTGTGAGTTTAAGTCTGTCTCATAACTTAACCAAGTCAAGCACTCTAACAGTCCTAAATTCGTTATTCTTTCTAAGTTTACTATCTCACCATTTGTCAATCTATACATAACACCAAACCATCCCCACTTCTCTGCAAAGCTTTCTGAAGCTATTGCGTCTTCGTTTCCTTCAGCTGCTCCATCAAATACAATGGCAAAATCTCTGACAACTCCTTCCCTAAAACAAAAAAAAACCGTAAAGCACTTTGTACCTGTTGAGCTGACATCTTTTTCATTTCTTCTGTCCTAAGCCGTATGTCTCCATCATAAGCGTCAATAATGTAAATATCATTCTTCTTCAATTTGACAGGACGGTAAAGCACAGCCATTACTTCAGGCAAGTTCTTTTCTATTCCACCCTTAATAAATGTTTCCAAGTCTGCATACTCCCCCAATGATATACTATCCAAATCAGGGTGAAATCCGTACTCAATACCATCTATTTCAATTATTCTTTTTAGCTTAGTATCTTGCTTTTGCTGTAGCTCTGCTATCCTGCTCATTATAACTGCAACATCTGATAAAGCTAATTCCTTTACTAACTGCTTAGGAATATTAGATAACGCTGCTATTGTTTCAGTTGCTTCTTCTGTCTTACTACCTGTTTCAAAATCAATAAGTTGCAACCATTTCTCAAGAGTTACATCTTCCCAACTGTTAATCAATTTGAACTCTTTTACCTTACCTTCCTTTTTGACTTTTACTTTCATCTGTTATATAATAGAAATTTGTTGTTTTTAGTTTACTGCACATAATACTTCCCAAAGTTGCTGTCTATCTCATAATACATTCGCATAGCTAAAGCGTCTGCATAATCAGGAGAACGACCTAAAATAGACTTAACTGTGTCTTTAGGTATTATTTGCAACTTGTTATCCTTATCAGCGTCCTTAGTTCTTACTTGTTCCAATTCTTCCGTTATGTAATTCTTTATATTTACATCTGAACAACTAACACCAATTTGTCCTTTGTTTATTTGGTCTGCTAATTTGTAATAACATTGTGTCTTTAGGTTCTGATAGTTCTCACCTTTTAAAGCTCTTGCGTTATTGGTAAACCCTTGACATCTTAGATAATCTTTTACACCACCACCAACTCCGTCCTCATCTACTATAATATTTCTAAGATTAACTCCATTCTCTTGTTGTAGTTTCTTAATTTCGTCCACAACCTCATTTACAGCCGATTTAAGCAATGTTCTTATATATCTAATGTGTAGCCCTTGCCAAAGCATTATAACCGTCTTATCGCTTCCAAATCGTGCCACATCACAAGTTATGTATTTATCACCTTCTATTCCTTTCTGACTGAACATACTCATAATAGAGTTATAATCTATTAAACTATCAGCCGTTGCGTCATACTCCCAATTTCCAAATAGAAGTCTTTGCTTACTTAGTTCATCTAATTGTGATAGCTGTGTTTCATAGTGCTTAGATATATAGTTATTATCTATAACTAATGATTGGATAAACTTCCTGTAATGCTTTATTGTATTATCTTGTGCAGGTCTGTAATACTCTGAATACACCCAATTCTTAGCAGGGTTGCAAGTCATTAGTAACTTAGGAATTAAACCATTCTCATCAAGCTTATACCTAAGTCTTGAAGCCACTACATTTTTAGCCTTTTCAGTTACCTGATTTGCTTCATCAATAAAAGCTCCTGTTATTTCAAGTGAACCTAAGCTATCAAAGTTTCTGTCTGATGGGTATAAGAACAAGTCTTTTAATATTATTTCAGAACCATTGTAAAAGGTTATCACATTACTTGAACCGTTAAAAGTGTAATCCTTTATAGCTTTTAAATTCCAAGCAGTACATACTTCAAAAAATGTGTTTAGTGTAGTCTTTTTTAATGCGTCTAATTTAGACCTACCCATTAAGTATCTTGTCTTAGGGTATTGAAGGCACATTAAGATTAAATAACTTACTCCAACCCAAGACTTACCTCCACCTGCTGCACCTCCAAATAAAACTTCTTTAGTGCTATCGTCAAATAGATATTTTAAACACTCCTTTTGCTTTGGTGTAAATTCAGGACTAATCTCCAAGGTTTATATTAATTTTAATTCTTTCATCTCCTGACGTTAGGTCTATCTCTTGCTTTTCATTATAGCCACGCTTACGACCTCTTGTTCTTAAAAAGAATGTAGTAGCTGTTGTGTTCCCTTCTTTTATTTGTTTCTTTAAACTTGTTTCAGCAAAGTCAATAAACTTACTATCAATATCATCAACTGACTTTTTGTAATCTTCATCACTATTATACCAAGCATAGTGTCTGCTTCTTGTTATTTCTGCTTTCTCACAAGCTTCAGTTACTATTCCTAACGACACTTCTAGTGCAGCTAGTAGTTTCTTTTTACCCTCCTGTGTCCTCTTTTGTTCTTTTTCCATATTATATAATAGAAATTACTCGTATTCATTTGGAAGCATAAGCCTTATACCTAAGTCAGTTAAAGCCCATACTCTTATTTGTTCTGTGTATTGCTCAANGGCTT